GTATAAGGCAGGCACTCTCCACGGTGGCGTGAACCCTAAGGGTCCGAAGAAAGCTCCTGTCGTTAAATCCAAGAAACAAGCTATCGCCATTGCCCTCAGTGAGGCTGGTGTCGCTAAGAAAAAGAAGTAAGGAGAACTACAATGATGATGGGTATGAAAGCTAAAGGCGCTGCTAAAGGCAAAGCTGGTGCAGGTGCTAAGGCTTCGGCTACTGTGAAGGTTAAACCTGCCGCTAAGAAGCCTATGGCTAAGGGCAAGTAACCTACGTTACACTCTAGAATGACTTAAGGGGAGCGAAAGCTCCCCTTTTGTTTTGCGTTAGTCCCCTTCGCTAAGAACCCAGAGCAAGACGACAACGAAGGCTACGAAGAAGATAGAGCCATACATGATTACGTCACTCATCTGGACCCTCAAGCTCTTCGATCAGACGATCAAGGTACCAACGTGCCTTCTTGAGGTCTTCCAGAGGCTTTGCCTTGTAGCGCCAACGGTGCATGTACTTCTTGCAGTTACCCTCTAGGTATCCCGTAAAGCCTTCCCAAGACATGTTGTCCTGAAGGTATTCAATGCACTCAATGGACCCTGTGTTGTAGTGGTCAGGGTTGTTTACGTTGTCTACTGGTTTACCTTCGGGTATGAATGTGTAGGAACCCCTCGCGGAAATCTCCTCTTCCATGTGCTCACTAAGGTCGTACCCTGCCTTTGACTCCGACTCTGCTGCTATAGCCATAGCCATACGGTCATAACATTCTTCAACACTCCATTTAGCCATCTTAGAGATTCTCCTTGTAGAAAGCTTCCAACCACTGTCGGCATATATCAGAACGTACCACGTCGTCAATACCAAACTCAACGACACAGGCATCTATGCTGTACTTCTTAGCCAAGTGTATCGCCTTAGACAGACCTGACTGTTCCTTGATGTCAGACTGACGAATATCACCGTTCATCACCAATCTGCAGTTGTCGCCAATACGGGTCACCAACATCTTGAACTGAGCCACATCTAGGTTCTGACACTCGTCGGCTAGTACGAACGCATCCTTGAAGGATGATCCTCGCATGTACTCCAACGGGGCCATCTGAATGTTACCGTTCTTAACCCCAGTTTCGACGACACCCTTACCCAACTGCTCCTCAAGGACCGACAACACTGGTGACAACCAAGGACTAAACTTCTCTCCAATGTCACCCGGTAGAGCACCCAAGGACTTGCCGACAGATACTGCAGGGCGAGTGATAATGATCTTGTCGATCTTACGGAGAATGTACAGATTTGCTGCGTACGATGCTGCAATGTAAGTCTTACCTGTACCAGACGGACCTAAGACGATGATCTGTTGGTGGCTATTGAGGGCATCAATGTAAAGCTTCTGATTGTCGTTCATGGGAACTAGGCTTACCGTACGAGACGTAGCCTCCTCGGGTGCTCCCTTGTACTTTGTCGTCCGCTTACCCCGTGGCTTCTCTAACATTTACTTAATCCAACTTGATGATTTTGTAGGCGACAAAGACTAGGATACCTAGCATGAGGAAGTCTAGAAAAGGATAAAGTGCAGGCATTGTGTCGTTCCTTTATGTTAACAAATGAGCAGTTTTTTAACATCATGCTCAGGATGTGTTAACGTTAGGTTAGGTCAACAATCTCACAGACACCAGAGCTACAAGCAAACGTCTGGGAACTCTTGGTCATGTCTTCCTTTTCGTAGTCACTCAGCTTCGTCCAATCAATCCGTTCGGGCATCAGGGCAAGAGCGTCAAGGTACTCACGTTCACTGCAATCCTGATAGGGTGCCTGTTGGTAGGTGTGGTCCGAGTGTGGCAAAAATGATACACCAGAGACTTCATCGAAGTACTTGAAGACCCAAGCACCAACTTCCAGCCATTCGTGATCCCTTACCGTAACAGTCACAGATGGTTTATGCTCACACCAATTACGCTGATACGTAAGCCACAACGACAACTGTTCAATAGCGGTCATGTCGTTACGAGTGATGGCACCCTCAGGGGACTTCTGTGGGAAGCTAAACACCGTTGTCGTCTCAGGCTTCATAACGCAAGGTTCGTTAGGGATACCCTGATCCTTCATGAACTGCGTCAGAGGGTCTTTGTTGTCGCCACGAACAGTCCGAATATAATAGGCTGAGTGACGAGCATGAATACCAGAAGCGGAGTCGACCAGTTGAGATACCGTTCCAGACGGTTTAACGCAAGTAATAGCAGCAGAAGCAGGGATGCCAAGACGTTCAGCCCACTCAGCGTTAGTAGCAACAGCGACATCTTTGAGCCTCTTGAGGGTTTTGTCGAGACCTGCGTTGGTAGGGCCGAGGAGTTTATTGTCCATGATGCCAGTTAACGACACACCCAAGAGACGCTCTTCCTCAGTGTTCTTCTGCCAAATCTTACGCAGGTAGGGGAAGTGCGTGTAGGTGCTCTGGATGGTACCAAGGATCGTAGCCAGAGTTACTTTCCGCTCCAAGTCCTCAAGTGTATCCGTAGCTCTGACCACGACTTCCGTGAGATTACAGAACTGATACGGGCGAAGAATGATTTCACTGCACGGGTTAGTGCCAAAGTCATAGTCTGCATTGCGTCGTCCACTTTTGTTAGCTTGCTTCTTGCTGGCTGGACGAGAGAAGATACCACGTTCACCAGACTTGGATTCGACAAGAGAGAGCCACTCACGCATGAAGGTTTCCATGTCGGGCTTCTCAGTGTAGGCTACCGAATTGTTAGCCAGAGCACGTTGACCTTGGTTCTCCCACCAGTTGCCAGACTTAGCATGACGCATACGGTCGTCCGACAGGTTCGACAAAGAGATCATGGCAGAGCGGCGTACACCACCCACAACGACAACTTCACCAATCTTACACATCAGGTCGTGGCATTCAATGGACGAGAGCTTACGCCCCTGAGCACCCTTGAACATAGCCACGGTGAAGCGGAAGAGGTCTTCCAGAGGACCGGGACCAGAGGCACGACCACCAAAGGTCTTGAGTTTAGCGCCAGCCTTACGGACCTTCGAGGTGTCCCACGTAGGGATTTCCCCTGCGTAGAGCATAGCCACCAGCTTACGGAAGGACTTAGCCCAGCCCTCTTTGCTGTCGTGGACTACAATGACATCCTCAGCGACGAAGAGTTGGTCGGGAACCTCAGGCAGCTTAGAGACGTATTGACGCTCAACGGAGAAGCCTACGCCAGTGCCACAGAGCAGGATAAACATAGCTTCGTCGAAGGACTTGGGGTCGTCCACCGGGAGGTAGCTGCAGTTGTAGCCAGCAGTGTTGTCACGATCCAAGGCAGGACCAGCAGTCATAAGCGCCCGCATCGAAGGCATGATCTCAAGGCCAAGGATAGCCTCTTCAATGTCATCGACAACAATCTCGTCACGGGTCTTCGGAACGACAACCTTAGTCAGGTAACGAGAGACAGTCTCACCCCAAGTCTCACGGCGGTTCTGGTCGTCAAGCCAACGGGCATACCGCGAAGTATGAATGAAGGCTTGGTAGTCAGTAGGCAGGTGGTTGCTCATTATCGGTTGTCTCCGCTTCCTTTGATTACGTTTCGATTGGCACGATCTGCTAGCTTCTCAAGGTTCATATCCGCGATTTCAGCTAGGTCGTACCCAAGGTCTTCGGCTAGGTTAGCAATGTACCATAGCACATCACCAAGCTCCTTAGCCACTTCTTTGTCGTTCATAACTCCGTCACGGAGAAACTTCTTGATCTTCTCAGCTACCTCACCAGACTCACCACACAGACCCAAAGCTGGGTAGATGATCTTGTCCTTGTAGATAGCCGTACGTCGTGCAGCTTTCTGGTAGGCATTGAGCGTAAGGTCAGCCCTACGCTTCTCGTCCAAGAACGCTTCGATATCCTCACCACTAATCATTAGACAACTCCCCAATCTTCGGCCAACATATCGGTCTGGCTGGCAAGCCACGGAACCCGAGCGCCCGGTGTGTGCAAGGAATCATTCGGGTAGTTTAGGTAGACGTAAGGCAAAGTCATCTTGCTGTGCGCGTCAGGAACCTGCAATTCCAACCACAAGCCTTTGCCATTCCACCCCTTACGCGAAAGGCGCTTGCCTTGCTTTAGGGCGCGTAGTGCGTCTCCAAAGTCCATCATTCTTCGATCCTCTTCCATTCTTCCAGTTCAGCATCAAGGTTGAAGTAGTCGGCTAGGTCAATGTAACCCTCTTCGACAAGAAACAAGACGACAACATACTCAGAGATATCGTTCTGTTCAAGGAGTAATGCAAGCCCATAGTTTTCTATCAGGGCATTAAGTTTGCTCTCCAAGTCAAACATTACGAATACATCCTCTTCATGGTGTCGATACTGATCCACTGGAAGTCGTAAACACCGTTCTCTACATTACTGCAGATAGCAACACCAGCGGTCCAGAACGAGTTAATGTCACCTGCCCAAGGGCTACGATAGTCTTGGTAAACACCAGCCACAAGACCCATCCTAACACGCCCACTACTATCACGGTTCACATGGTAGTCGAACAGATGGCTGTGGCCTACGGTGGTCGAGGTGTGCCGTTTAACCGTAAGGTCATAGCCGTGGTGGATTGACGACAAAGCCCGACCAGATACACCAGAGACAGCGTAGTGGCAGTAGTCGATCCCGTCTAGGTTAATCACACCGGGGGTAGACGCATCGTATTCGACAACAGAATCGTAGTAGTCATCGAAGGCTAGGTTCTTGAACGAGACCCCGAAGCGATCACCCTCAAGCTCAGGGGAATACTGGATGGCCTTCTTGATGCGGTTCTCGTGGTTACCCTCAAGGACGACACGATGGGGTAGCTTACGCTTCGCCTTCTTGATGGGGTGCCACATACGGTCTTGGAAGTCTAGGTGGGCCTCAATGTCCTTCTGGTAGTTACGCCCGTGGAAGGATGCCTTTCCTTTGTCGAATGAGGACATGGACGCTAGGTCCGCAGTGTCTCCCATGTTGATGACAACCTCTGGCTTGAGGTCCAAGATCAGCTTACCCAACCAATCAGCCCGTGCGTTAGAGTAGTCAGGGTGGGCGTGGGGGTCGCCAATGACGAGGTGAGTTTTCATGGTGGTTAGTGATCCCCTGTGTCGTTAGCTAGGATGATGGGTTCGATACTCTTGGTGAAGTGGTGCTTGAAAGCGTAAGCCTCGTCGAAGGTGTCGAAGTAGACTTCAATCTCCGTAAGCTCTCCATCTTCTTCCGCAAGGCAAAGCATCCAAACTTCATCCTCGTCGTCGCTCTCGAACGGACCCTCAATGATCCTGTGGACTTTTACTTCGTTAGCCATTCTAACGGTATCTCCTTGTCGGCGTAGAGGAAGCCGTGTTTGATGCACCATGCAGCGTAAGTAGTCTTAGACGCTTTACTTAGCTTAGCCTTACTATTGGAGAAGACAAA